ATAAATCGGATAGACCAGCCCTTACGGAGAATCGTTTTCCAGTTTGGATAGAGTTTCATTTTGATAGATACAATTTAATGGCGCCCCAAATAACCCCAATAGCCGCTACGGCTCCGGCGATGTATTTAACGGCGACTACGATATTGTTTGCGGTATTCCAAGCCGTTACTAGCGCTTTAACATCAGCTGATAGTTGCTCGACTTTTTCAGAAAGAATCTCTACGTCCTTACGAAGTAAAGCATTTTCAATAACTTGGTCTTGGTTTTGCATAAGTGATTACAAACCTAGTGCCGCTTTTTTGGTTCTGCCATCTGCTCTACACGCTTCAACAAAAGTGTTATAAGCAGTAAAGTCAGCGCTCGGCTGCGTGCGCAGTAAACGCAATTCATCGGTAATGCTGTATTTAGCGGCGATTGCCTCACGCACTTGATCGTTAATCACCCTAACCAACGGACTTGCAGAGGCGATAGCGGCCTTTAGCTCTGCCGTGAGGGTTGCTGGAGTAACCGTGATTTCACTGGGCTGTGTTGGCAATACAGCGCCATCAGGCAATGCTACATAAGTAACGCCGTCAACAGTAGCTAACTCATCGCCTATGCGCTGATGCGTTTCACTATCGGTTGGTAATGTGATCTCAACGCTACGCTGCGAGTCTATAAACTTTTGGTAACTGACGATATAAGTCATGGTTCTTCTCCTGTAAATAATGAATTAGGTGACGCAAGCTATGGGTATATCTCGCGTGTCCAAAGGTTGACACAACACTTTCAAATTTGCCCTTGAGTACTGCACGACGAAATTTAAAAATACTGTGTTTGCGAATAAAGCGCTTGCTCGCCCAAGTACGATAGCCAACAAAGTTAATTCCCCGTCGTATTGGTGCGATGGTGTATCTAGATAGCTCTAAGCCAAGATGGGAGATGAACTCTTTAATCTTTTCAAGAGCAACTAAACAATGTTCTCTACTAATGCCAAATAAAATAAAATCATCGACATAACGGCAATACTGTTTAATCTTTAAAACCCGTTTTACAAAATGATCTAAAGAATTTAGAAAAATCAAAGCGTAAGTTTGAGAAAGCAAATTACCGATTGGGATACCAACATCTTCGCCGTACTCAGCAAAAATCATCATCATATTTACAAAGCGCTTATCTTTTATTTTCTTTTCAATTAAAAGACGTAATACTGAACGGTTAATTCGATAAAAAAATTTACGAATATCGAGCTTAATTGAATAGCTACCATCTGGTGCGTTCTGTAAAGCTGTTTGAGCGTAGTCCGCCGCTTTGTGAGTTCCTTTTCCGATACGACAAGCGAAGGATTGATCTATAAAAGTTGCATTAAAGATTGGATACACTACCCGATATATCGCATGCTGAACTACTAAATCGGCAAAAGAAGGCGCATAAATCGTGCGCTCTTTCGGCTCGTACACTGTGAAAGTGTAGTAAGGCTGGGGCTTATAAGTGCCATTGTGAATCGACTCATGCAAGCGATCAAGGTTGTAAGCCAAGCGCCTCTCGAAATTAAAACAAGAGCGCTTCGTATGCTTTCCTAGACTGGCTTTTAAATAAGCTTGATACAAGCTCTCTTTACTAAAAGCATCTTCAAAAAGGTATCCGTGGCGCTTCATAAGGCCACCCCCTGACGCTCGAATCGGGAGTGAGCCGATCTACTAGAAAGGATATGGAATACCGATTTCGCAGTTGCCTGCCGGAAAGTGCCTCCCTTTGTTCCACCATCTAGTTTCCTAGTGCGAGGCGAATCAGAGTCGGAGCGGAACCCAATGTTGTTGTTCGAGTTCGTGCGGTTGTTGTTCAAATTCAAGTACCACACGCCTGTGTTCGAGCTATCACTCCAGTTGCCGCCCATAATCGGTGCCATGTTAAGACACCTCCCGTTCTTGCTGACGCTCAAATACAAGCCATCCACCAATCATCCGGCCTAGCTCATCTATGAGGCGACTAATCGCTAAGTAGCGATGTGCTGCCATTGCTTTTGGTGACTTTTCAGCCTCCTTCCCTTCTTTAAATTCAAAATAATTTAGTGAGTGGGCAAGGTTAGTAAACATCCTTAATTGCTCATGGCGAATATCCAAATGAGTCAAAGCTGTTTTCTTGTAATAACGCTTTTGACCTTCAACGATGTACTCGTAAACCTCATACATGCAGTTGCGTATTTGTTGCGCAAGTGCATACTTTTCAAATTTTGGAAAATGATTGAGGTAGATATTCATTAGCTTTGCAGTTTCGATAAACTTTTGGTTTAGTTCAGCTTCAGAGTGTTGTCCCATGGTTAATTAAAGGGGGTGGCTATCGCCACCCCAACATCCTTACAAATACAAGGCGGAGCGGAACCCAAGGCTGGAGCTCGAGCTCGTGCGGGTGTAGTACAAAGACAAGGACCACACGCCCGTGAACGAGCCATCACCCCAGAGGCCGCCCATACTCGGGGCCATTTCATTCGGCTTGTAATCGTATTGCACATCATTACCGAACATATTGGTCCCGCCGATACCGCCGATTAAAGGTATTCCTGCGCCAGCTATAGCCCATGGAGTGCCGCTAGTTGCTTCTGATAAAACTTGCGAGGCATTCCCCATGCTGTAAGTCCGATTGGCGCCCGTAGCCCACAAAGGACCATAGGTGGTACCAATGTTGGTATACATTGCGGCGTAACCTGTAGATCCCCATAAATCGGTAGCCAACGTATTACTACCGGTGATAGATTTCATAGCCACAGAAGTATTGAGCAAATAATAGTTCGTAGCATCACTGGTTATGCCTGGGCAAAAGTCATAAGTCAATCCGTTTAAATCTGCCACGCCACAGTTTTGACCGTTGTGTGTTGTGCGATTGAATAAATTGGCTGAGCCTGTTTTTCCGCAACCTGTATAAGTGCCGTTGCCGTCATAAACATACTGAATAGAAGCGTCTTGTGAATCTCCCAAAGCATTATTGTTATTGCCTTTAGGGAAATTCGTTACCCCCGCCGCATCATACCAACCGTTATAGGTAGTTGATGTAGAAGACTGACCATGCGCCAAAGCCAATAAAGCCATCGCCGAACGTTGAAACATACTGGTTGGAAAGAAATTAACTCCGCGAGTTTTAGATGCGGCAATTGAGCCGCCCAAGTTATTTGCAGGAGCACCATTTAATGCTGAATACATTGCGGTAGATAAACTACCACGCTGAGCGCTAGTTAATACGTTTCCATTGCGTAAGCTAGAGGCTATTCCGCTATTATTGCTTGTCTTATATTTATCAATAAAGAAACCGTAAGCTACGTTTCCACCATCATAGAAAGCGCGATGTAAAGCATAGCCCGCCGCATTGGCAGCTGCTACCGTAGCATAAGCCGAGAATGGCTGAATATTGACTACGTTAATGGCATAGCCGTTGGCGCCCGTACCGTATTTGTAATAGAAAGCTGGAACCCAAACCATAACCGAGCCATCGCTATATTGATAGTTACCATAGTTATCTGAGGATTGATCGTTATAGCCTTGCATACCGCCCATGCCTGTGGGTAATGGCCCCGGACAAATACCTACACCAAATCCTCTTTGTCCAGCAATACCAATGTTGTTGGCTATTCCACCGGTGCTATTACCAATATTGATTCCATAAGGAAAATTGGCGGGTGCGTTACCTGGCGCTTGAAAGTTGTCAAAGATGGCTGTACTCATTTTAAATTCCTCGTAAAGTTGAATTACCAAGTCCCGTGACAGTGACGTTAGGGCCTACAGTGGTTGGATCTACCCAAGTTGCATTTATCCCATCGGGAATGCTAAAACTTTGAGCTATTAAATTGGCGTGACTAATAACATTTCCTGAGCTAAATTGAGCGACGGGAGCCGATAATCCAATTGACCAAGAAGCAAAAGTTCCTGAGCCACTGATGGATAAAACGACAACACTCATTGCCCCTGTAGTTGAGTTATAAGTATTGATATACCCATACATCCAATTGGCAGGAGAGGCCGTAGAAGCTAACGTAACAAACTGGCCTACTACCCAATTTTTAGCCGTTTGAGTGTTAAAAGATTGAGTAGTTAAACCTATCGTCAAGCTAGTAGTAGAGGTACCTGACGTACCTGGCGCATTTACAGCACTAACCGCGGAAGCTGCCGCTGCCACTTGAGCTGCAGCTGCTAATGCGCTATAACTAGACGCAGAAGAAGCTGAACCGGCTGCAGCATTAGCCGAAACGGTAGCGTTGTTTGCCTGTGCAGTAGCAATAGTAGCTTGGGTTGTAGAAATTCCCGCTTGAGTTGTAGATATTCCAGCTTGTGTAGTTGCGGTAGTAGCAGAGCTACTCGCTGAAGTTGCGCTATTCGATGCAGATGAGGCAGAAGTCGCGGCTGCTGATGCGCTGGTAGAAGCAGAGGCAGCGTTAGCTGATGCACCTTGAATCGCGGCAATATTAGTCGTATTCGTATTGATCGAGCTAATGTTTGAGGCTACTGTATTAACGCTAGAGATACTGCCACCAACATTGGTGACGTTCGTATTATTTGTAGCTACAGTATTTATGTTTGCCGCGTTTGCATTGACGGCATTGATGTTTGTAGCATTGGAATTAACCGCCACAACAGCAGCAATATTTGCACCAACGGCAGTGACATTCGCATTATTTGTTGCAACTGTCGAAACATTAGCGTTATTACCTGCTACGGTATTGATATTGGTCGAATTTCCAGATACCGTAATGATATTGGCTAAGTTGTTATACAAGGCAACGATGTATCCGGCCATTACAGTGGGGCTAATACCGCTTGAAATATCTACCTTGACTGCGCGGCCTACTTGTTCTTTAAGTTGCTGAACAAGAATAGTCAGCTTATCAAGTGCCGTGTTAAGGACGGATGGATAGAATCCACCTTGGTTTGTCAGGTCAGTTGCCTGCAACGCCCCTACTTGGCTTGATAGTGTTACCAAATACCCAGTGGTTAATGCCAAAGGCAATACGACTGTGCCCCCAGGGTTTGAGTCCTGATTGCTATTTAAGGTTACCGTGTAATCTGTACTAAGAATTAAGACAGTTTCCAGAGCGCTTAAATCGGTCCGGACTACTAAAACATCTGATGCAGCAAATACTTTAAATGCGAAAGTAAAGGAAGTAGTTAAGCCATTACCCGTATAAGGGCCAGCTTTTCTGGTTTCACTGGAAATCGTCAAGGTTTTTCTCCCTATATCTCAGCCATCAGTTTGATAGGAGATATAGGAAGTATGTGTACCTACCTTTGCTTACTTGGAGGACTTGCCGTCCCAGTTAATAGACCGCGAACCATATCGGCATCACTGGTGGGTTTAGTCTTTCCTTGATCAATTCCAGCTAGGTATCCGATAGGCCTGGCTGCTAAGTTAGCAGGCAATCCAACAGTAACAGAGATGACTGTAGCGATGTCGCGAATAGTCTTTTGTGCATTAGCCTTACCCTGCTCTGCTTTCCATAGATCGACTGGAATATTAGCAAGTGCATCTAAAGAGTTCATCACTGGGGTAATGCTCATCTTGTCGTCTGCTGGGTTATGGTTTAACTTAGCAACGGCAGAGTTCACAATTTGACCACCAGGCACGAAAGCTGTAGCCGTACGCATTGGGCCATAGACCAACACTGCCATGAGCCAGTCGTCTAAGTACGATCCATCTTTATCATCATCGTCTGGACCGCCTCTAAAGGCTTGGGCAATTAACTCGGATACGATAGCTGGAGCTGCAAAGCCCATGAGCATTACATAGAATCCGCGCCCCATACCTTTACGCATACCCATCTCTTGTGCGATCTTGGCAAACTCCGTACCGAGTAAGTTGGCTTGCATATTAAAATAACCGGCAAAAAGAGTAAACATACGTACGAACGCATTGCCTGTTTCCATGCGCGATACGTCTTCTGGCAATGAACTACCTTGGGTTTGGCGTACGATGCCATCGGCAATCTTGACAGCATCATCAGATCCATGTCCTTCTTCTATGGCCTCGTTATAGGCAGCGTTCCAGATGATCGTGCCCATGACGTTATCAACGGCAGATTGCATAAAGAAGGTGTGCTTCTTAGTCCATTCTTGGGATTTCTCAAATAAGCTAGGATTAAGCAAGATCTCCTGGATGTCACCCAACATAGCGGACACCTGGTTATCCATGCGATGCGCCATATACATTGAGAGCTCGCCAACGTCTTCAGTCATCTGTTTAGGGTTAGCAATGTACTGCGCTGAGCTAGACATCATCGATCCAATACCTACTTTGACACCGGCTAACGTAAATCCAGTGATCTGCTGAGCTGTATTGGATACGTTAGCAAACATGGCTGCCATGCTAGTACGGCTGCGCAAGACACTAAAGAATCGCATGAGGCCACCAGCGCCAGCAACCGGAGTCGTTACTAACTGTTTAGCAGAGCGGGTCAGCCAAGGAGTCAGCATCGAATTGATCGCTTCTGGATCTTGCTGATTTAACGGTTCACTGACTGCCGGCATCCCAATGAGCTTAGCAACATCCCTAGCTGGATTTTCCATGTGAGTAAACAATAAGACCTGATCGATATGCTGGGCTATCGTGCGCAGATCGAGCATTAGGGGCTTGTTGTATTCCACGCGGGATTTGGTAAAGCCCTTATTGGTACTTGGGAAGGCAAACATCATGCCATCCTTACCCTCTTCAATGAGCTTTTTGAGCTCCATATCTTTAACGATACGGCTATCGACCTTGGCTGGTACATAGCCGCCGCGATAAGTGCCGAACGCATTGGTAAATGGAGTTGCTGTCACTTCTGCAAAGTAGCGACCATACGCATCCCTATGGGCTTTTTGAGCACCAGGCTTCATCTCTTCTAGGAGATCCCAGATGTTTTGGGCAAAGTCATAATGCTCCTTAGTGAGTTT